CAATGTGACCCAAGAACGGCTTGCCGCACGCCGCGTAGGAATCAGCTATATCGTGCGCCCACTTCTCCCGTATCGGGATCGCATCGGGTTCCCAAAAAAGAAACGGTTGCTTGAGGTTGTTGATGACGTGCCAAGAAATTGTTTGGAAAGCGTAGTTCTGCGGGTTGGGCCAGCTGGGATTGCCCATCCACTCTGGGTAAGGAAGGTGGCTGACTGTCTTGAAGGTATGCCTTGCCACTTCGTCTATCTTCTTAACCTCCGGTTCTGGAACATCAGAGTCGTAGGCAAGCAAACAGTCGAAGGGAAGTTTCCCCTCAAGTTCGTGCGCCCAAGTGATATTCTTCCACGCGGATTTACAGTCCTTTATGCAAAAAGGAATTACCAATAACATTTGTTGTCTCTTTTGTTTTTATTGTTGCTACAAACTGGCTGCCGCTCTCGCGTCAGCTAAAGCCATCTCTTGGCGTGCTTTGGCATCGCTTCTCTGAAGCTCGGCTTGAAGTGCCGCATCCTTACGCGCCTCTTCTCTTTCCATAGCCGCTATCTTCATCTGCTCTTCAGCTGACGGCCCAGCTTGGGCTTGTTCCGCTGCGGCTTGTTGCTCTTGCATCTGCTGTGCGACTTGATTGGCCACCTCGTTTGCAAATCCAGCCAGCTCTTGCAGCTGATCGGTCAGCATCTTCACATCGTTTTTGCGGCCCTCGTCTAATGACAGCTGTGCAATATGTTCCTCGATGTGAGGAATAAGTATCCCAAAGAAATCTGCGGCAGCGGCGGCATTGCCGCCTTGCTGAATCGCTTGCGCCACTTCGCCGCCCTTCGCCAAGTGTGTCTGCGAGTGGAGGACGTGGTTCTGTGAATCGGTAATGACAACGGGGTTGCCGGTCTGCATCACCGCGTTCTCGATGTTGGCTTCCGCGATCTGATCCTTCGCGTAAACATCTTGCTCCGGTTCAACCATATACCGACCAACTTGCTGTTGACCGGCTAGAGCGGCGATGTAGTCGCGAATCAAAGCGTCACGCCCAGACTCCGGCAGCTGACCGCTGATCTGCATTAGGCCGGTGATTGTCTGGAGACGAAGGAAAGCTGACCCTTGGCCGTAGTTGCGAGAGGCTTGAACGTAGTCAACATTCCGTAGTGCTTCAGCTGGCACACCACGCTCACGCACCCGCTTCTGGAACTCAATTGCATCCAGATCAACGACGTTCGGGTCAGCTGCCCTCCGGTAGCGTTCCTCGAAAAACCGATCCAGCTGTTGGTAGTAGCGAGCGATCTGAGTCTTACCCAGTACGCTGGCTTGCTGAACAATCGCTTGGACTTCCGTAGCTGTCTTGGGGTTGCCTTGAGGCTTATCCAACCGCTGGCGATACTGCGAGAGGTTGGACTGCATCACGTTCTCCAGCTCGCGATCCACCGCCATCGGCGCATCTGCGATCCCGCTGAACTGACGCTGCACCACCCGATAGCCGGAAGGTAAAATTGAGTACGGCCCCATCTGCACAACGCTGGCTTTCTGCGTTGCCTCTGGGGTTTCAGCTTGTAGCTGCATCGAGCTGGCTGTCGCCGCCACGTCAATCATATGACACTTCTGGCGGTTCTTCAGCTCGATCACCGGATACATCTTAACGCCCAATCCTTTGACGCTATGATGCTGGCCATCCCCTTTGTCGTAGTACATCGGGTGCAGCACTTCCTCCCAGTTGGCATACTTGCCAACGTACTTGTAAAGGAAGCTGCGGCCCGTCTCCTCTTCAACGATATAGCAGCTGATCCGACCCTCCGACTCCCCAGCTTGTGGGTATTCGCGAACGTAAACGTGGGCGCAGTTAATCAAGCTGCATTGCGCTGAGTAGTGCAGATCGTTGTTCCGAATACGTTGCTGATGCCACTCCCAATTATTATGCCTCCGGTACTCTTCCGGCCCCGAGTCGATGATCGAATTACGGGTCGCCTCGACATCCCAGCCAACTTTGGCTGCGGCTTTCTGGTCGCGAATGTAGCCATAAAGTTCGTGGGCTTGGTAGCGGCGGCGAACCACCGCCACCTCCCAGTCGTTCGGGTTGCTGCGAGTGTTTTCCGGTATCAGCAGATCACCAGCCTTTAACGCTCTGGCACGCCAGCTGGTGGGGTTTTCAAACACCAGCGGCCCCACCCCAAACAAAACCATTTCGTGCTGCGAAAGCTGCATCGTGTAGTCAAACTCACGATCCTTCTTCTGCAACCGATCAAACTCCTCGGTGATAATCCGCGAGTAGCTGACTCGCTCAGACTCGTTGCCGATGTTGGTTTTGACTGTTGCGTAGGTGGGTGTCTCTGAGAAAATATCGTAGAACGCAGTCAGCGCAATTGAGAAGAATGCTTCTGCCTCTCGGAAGTTGACGTTGGTGCGGTACGCTTGGCCGGTCTTACGCAGCTGGGATGCGCTGTACGGCGGGTTGCCGTCCACAATTCCTTTGACCTTTGCCCGTATGCGGTTGCGCTCTTGGTCTGCTCGCAAAAGCATCTGCACCAAATCCACAACTGCGTCGGGTGAGGAAAGCCTCGACTGCGGTGGCGCACCCGACTCGTCTATATTCTCTAAAGGCAGCGTGTTGCTGTTAATCATATCTTCTTCCAACAATGCGCCGGTAACGCCGCGTTCTCTTCGTCGGATATAGTTTTACGCAGCGCATCTAGGGGAATCCAAATCTGCGCCGCGTTAAAGCAACCGCAATGCTTGCACGATTTTAAAGAGCTGTCGTGCGGAGTTTGTTTGCCTCCAACGATAAAATCCACAGCCTTCTTAATGACTCCTTTGCTGCACCCAGAACATCCTTGAGGCTCTACGTTGTCCTCGCATATCAAACAAACAGCGGCTCGCTGCTCCGCTTCTGCTTGGCCAACCCGCTTTCCACCAGCTGCAACCAGCGTGCGGGTTAGGCGCAACGCCAAGTCCAGCGTCAGCGGCTTGCCAGCTGGCGGGGCTGGCTTCTCGTCCTTACAAAGCTCCGGTCTTTCCTTACAAACCGCAGCCTCAATCTCGTCTTGTACGTTAAACGGTACGGGTAGGTTGTTGGCTTTGCGGTGGTCTATAACCCGCGCCACCAGCTGGGCGAAGTTGTTTGAGTTGATTGTGTAGTCCGTCTCCTTCTGGGTGTAGCTATACCCGCCAGTTGGAACGATGCTCGTTTCTTGTAGTCGGTTCATACCTCGGCGAATGTGTCGTGATAAAGACTGTCGTATTCTCTGACCATACTGTCCCAGCTGCTCATCCCTTTGCTGGGCCGGTGTGCAGTAGCGTACCCTCCAAGCCGTCTGGCCATCTCAACCACCAGCGTAACGGCATCAGCAAAGTCGGGCGACTTGCCCGTCCTCGCTTTCATCTCCACCTTCCGCTCAATGATCGTCATTCGCTTCTCGTCATCAAACATACGCGAACAAAACTCAATCACCGCGTCGTGGCTCATCCCGCGCAGCTGCTCGTTAATCACCCATTGGCGAACGCTGAACCACAGCTCGGTGACTTTGTTGGCGTAAACGTCGCTGCTCTTGCGGTGGTCTTCGGGAGAGACGGGGCGATCGCTTGCCTTCCCGCCAAACTCAACCCGCTGAATAGCTGGACTCCAAGTTTTAGCTAGGATGTCGCACAAGCCGCCGCCCTCACCCGTTGCGTCCACCGCCAAGTGCTGCGGTAAAATCTTATTCTCCTCGCAGATTTGCTGCACTCGCTTGGAGATTTGGAAGTGAACCGGCTCGGAAGATTGTGCATTTATCTCAATGATTTCGTTCTTTTCCAGCTGTATCCCCATCTTCCCGTTGTCAAAGTCACCGTACCTTCCCAGCTGGATCACGCATCGGTCGCCACCGTTGAACGCCGGATCAAGCCCAGCGATCATATGACTCTGCTTGTGGAAGATTGCTGGCATCATTGCCCGATATTTCTCAACCAGACTCTCGCTCAACACCGTCTTGCACACCCCTTCGGGCGACCACATCCCGCGAGTGTACTTCCAGAACTTGGGGCTGTCCTCGCCGTCATACTTCTGGGCTTGGCGCACTTGCTCCTCGTTAATCAGAAAGCTGTACTTCTCTTTGCCAGCTAGAATATTGGGAGACTTCATCCCGTCGAAACGGACACACACACCGCGCTCCGTCTCCCACTCATCATCCTCGATGCTGACTGAAGCCCATCCTTTCTTTGGGGTGGCGAATCGCCCGTGCTGGTCAAACTTGCTATGCGGGTTTCCGATCGCCAGAAACTTAAATTCCTTCGTTCCTTTCTGGAGGTTGGAACACGCTTCAAATGCTGCCTCTGGCGTGTCGGTGGCCTCATCCACAATCACCATCGTTCGCGGGGAACGGATACCCTGAATGTTGGCGACAGCCTTTGAAGTCGCTCCATCCAGTACGGGGATCGCGAAGATAGCGTGCTTGTCATCCCCTCGTATCGCTTGAAGCGTGGTCTTACTGTCCACCATATGCGACGGGTATCCACCTTTGCACGTTCGGTAGAGGTCTTGGATAACCGGCCACGCACGCTTCCGAATCATCTTCGCTGTTGTGGACGTAAGTATCACCGAGGTCTGAAGCGGTGCAGCTAGGAAGTAAATCATCGTGTAGAGACTCGCAGCGTAGGTCTTGCCGCTTGCACCACACCCAGACCAACAGACCCATTGGTTCTCGCACAACGACTCTATCTGCTTCTCCAGCCAAGGGTTCCAAATCAGCTTGGGCCACAGCATATTCGCTGCATTTTGGAAGTGTTTGAACGCGCCTAAACCTCCCCGATCTGGGGAGTGGTTAATGCGAAATGCGTACAACTCTAGCTCGATGTCGTTTAGTTGCACGTCAAACGCCAAGCCGTACTTGTGCTTTATCAAACCGTTTGACAGTTAGGGCTTTATCTTTAGGTATAAATCCCTATTGGGTTTAATCCCTCACAATTTCAAATAACTGTCAAACGATGGCTGTAACTCTGAATAATAACACCGACTGTTGTGAATCCACTTGCACCAATACAACGGTCAATGTTGCTGGCCCTCAAGGCCCAGCTGGTGCAGCTGGTTCAAACGGAACCAACGGCAGTAACGGTGTTAATGCTTATGCCTTCACCACAGCTGGGTTTACTGTTCCATCAGTAAACCAGAACGTATCTTTATCCGTAGACAACGCTACGCCTTGGGCGACTGGAATGATTATCTTTGTCCAAGTTGCTGGCTACTACGAAGTAGTCGGAACTAGCGGCGGAACGATCAACGCAAAGAATCTTGGATACACCGGCAACGCAGCTGTTGGGCAAGCGATTGCAACCAACCGACTGATTGCTGGCGCGGGAATCCAAGGAGCGACTGGCACATCCGGCACAACTTTCAGCGGCTTTACCAACGCTGGCGACATCATTACCAGAGACGGAAGCGCACAGACGGTTCTGTCAGTTGACTCTACTCCAGACACCACGAAGGCTCTGTTCCAGCATTCGTCTGGTAATAAGATTACTTGGAAGAAAGTGGCGGCAGCTGATCTGGACGGGAACATCAGCCTCACCTCTCAAGTCAGCGGCAGCTTGCCGCTTGCCAACGTAGGCAACGGAATAAGCGGAGCCGCAGCTGGCGATCTTCTTTACTGGACTGGAACAGCTTGGGCGAGGGTTGCAGCTCCAACCTCCGCTGAACAGCTGCTTGGGTACAACACCGGAACGAATGCCCCTAACTGGGTCAGCCCTAGCTCGTCGGGTCTAATTTTCGCTAGAGGAAGTGTAAGCTCAAATGGGCTAGGTGGAGCTTCCGTAACCAACGGGGTTAACATTGGAAACGTAGGCCAAGCATCCAGCCCAGATAGGTGGACAATTCCTTTCGAGTCTCCCTCCTTGTCAGCTGAGTATATCGTTATGACAACCAATACAAGTACAACGGAAGATACCTCTTCGGACGATCACTTTAATGTTTACGCGAAGACAACAACTGGCTTTGAGGTTCGCGCCCCTCGCGCTTTTGGAAGCAACACATTAGCATTTAAGTACGACTTTGTTGTTTACCAATAATGCCCGTCATAGACCAACAACGTATCAGCGACGGGTTCCTTACGCTGGAGCGCGGGATAGATGCTGGCAAAGCACCTAATCTTTTACCGCGCAATCAAGCCAGCTTTGGAGTCAACGTCACGATGCGTGGTGGGTATGTGAAGACTCGCCCAGCTTTTAACAACATACCTTTGGACTTCACCGCCGAAGCGCAAGCTGATGCCGAGGCGATGCAGACCAACTTTAAGACCGGCAAGTTCCAAGGGGCATACAACTACCACTACGGTGATAAGAGTTTTATTGTGTGCGCTGTTGGCGGTTACATCTACCGGATCGACCCGCGCAACGGTGAGGTGTTGGACATCACTCCGAAGAAGTCAGCTGGCGCAGCTGACATCAATCCGCCGGACATCCCTACGTTTTTCTTTCAGCAAGCTGAAGAGTATCTAGTTATCCAAGATGGAATCAGTCTCCCAATCATTTACAACGGAGCCAGCTCCCGACGATCAGACCTCTCAAACAACGAAGTGCCAGTCGGTACGGCTATGGCCTACGGGAACGGGCGGCTTTGGGTAGCCAGAGGCAGAGAGTTTGCAGCTGGCGATATTGTCAACGGGCCAACTGAAGTCATTCAGTTTACCGAGAACACTTATATCGCAGAAGGTGGGGCATTCGCTGTCCCACTCAACACCGGAGACATCACCGCCCTCAAGTTTACCAGCCAACCCGACAGCTCGCTTGGCCAAGGAGAACTATTGGTTCACACCAACGAAGCGATCTTTGCGGTCAATGTTCCGACCAGTCGGGATGACTGGAAAAATGTCAACTACCCTACCGTTCGGATCGTGGCAATTAGCTACGGATCGGTTAGCGATCGCAGCTGCACGTTGGTTAACGGAGATATGTTTTACCGTTCCACAGACGGTATCCGCAGCTACATCTCAAGCAGACGCGAGTGGCAAGAGTACGGCCAAGTGCCGAACAGTCGGGAGATCACTCCGGTACTCGCACCCGAACAGCTGACCAGCTACGCACAGCTGGCCAGCTCGGTGTTGTTTGATAACCGGCTACTGACCACCGTCACCCCCAACACAAACAGTAGCCAAGGCATATTCTTTAAAGGACTTGCGGCTCTGGACTTTGATCTAGTGGGCGGTATGGGAGAGAAAAGTCCACCCGCTTGGGAAGGTCTTTGGACTGGCTTAAACTTTCTGCAACTAATCACCGCTAGGGTTGAGGGCGAAGACAAGTGCTACTCGATGGTGCTTGATGGAACGTGCCGTATTCAGCTCTGGGAAATAACCAAAGACGGTAAAAAGGATAACAACAGCACTCCGATCGAGTGTTATGTCGAAACGAAAAGTTATTCTTTTGAGAATCCGTTTGAGCTGAAGAAGCTGGAGTATGGCGAGATGTGGATTGACCAGCTGGAAGGTGCGGTTGACTTCGACATCAAGTACAAGCCCAACCAATACCCAGCTTGGGTTGATTGGACTGTATTCACAGAATGTGCAAAGACAGAAAACTGCGACCCACCAACTGGCAGTTGCCTCACGTTCAATAACTACAAGCCGCAGTACCGAAGCCGAAGGCGACTACCACAGCCAGAGGATAGCTGCGAGTCTACCAACAACGCGCCAATGCGTAACGGCTATGAGCTGTCCGCAAGAATTGGGTGGACGGGCCAAGCCAGACTTAAAGGGTTTCGGATGCACGCCTACCCCATCATTGAAGAACCTTACGGTGATTGCACCGAGTTTGGAACTTGCGCCTAGAATTTATGAAGTACAAAGAACTCATCATTAGCTGCACGACAATAACCGCCAATAGCCCTTACAGTTATGCTGTCGGAGGTTCGTGTGGCGAAAAGGTTAGCTACACCACAGCCAGTTAAACTATGCCCTCTAACCAGTCAGTCACTCTAGTTAAAGGCACAGTCCCAAACGGGACGTGCTTTGATTCTGTATCTGATCTCTACAACACGTTCGTTGACCTCACCACAGCTTATGTGGACGGGGCATACTCGTTGTTTAACTACGGGCCAAACGAGCCGTCAGCTGCGGATCGGGATAAGCCTTGGATTAAGACCAACGGATCAGCCCCAGAACGAATCTACATTTACTACAACGGTTTTTGGTCAAGTGAACACCCCGTTCCCTATGACAGCAAAGAGCGTAGGATTTGGACTGGAACAACTACCGAGTTGCTGACTTACGAAGGTGGCGTTGACGTTGGTGTTTCTGAGCATACCGGCCCGTTCTGGGAGGTAGACACAGCACTCAGCGATCGTTTCCTAATTGGTGTTGGAGATACAGCTTCAGCTGCCACAAGCACCGGAGGTGAAAAGGACACCACTCTGGAAGAGAAGAACCTTCCGCCTCATACCCACGACCTTAACTACACCGAACGAGCCTACGCCAACGGATCACAGCACACCGGAGAAGGCTCGTTCATAGCTGGAGCCAAGACGGTCAACGGAATGATTACAGCTGGCTCTGGCCAGAAATCGGAATCGTTCACCAACCTTCCGCCTTACTACGGCGTTTACTTTATTAAGCGCACCAACCGTAAGTATTACACAGCCTAATGAAAGTTACTCTCGGAGACGCCAAGACCAGAATCGCAAAACATCTTAATCTTTGCGCGACTGATGCCCGTACCACCGAGTACATCAACGAGGCGCAGCGGCGTCTGATCGAGAGCGGCAAATGGAAGGGAACCTACGGTAAGTTTACGATTTGCGTCACAGACGGTTGTATCGCTTGGCCACGACAGATTGAAACAATCGAGTCGGTGGCACTCAACCAGAATGTCGGTACGGTTCGTAACGATTGGTTTGAGTTTGTTGAGAGCGGCTACGGTCTTCTCGATAACAAAGACAATGTAGGCCACCAGCTGATTGATCGAGGCGAGTCACCCACGCAAAAAGATATGTCCGGCGCGGGTAAGAAGATTCGCGTGTACGCTTTTGTTGCAGCTGACGCTGGTAAAACAATTAACATCCAAGGGTACGACTCCAACAACAACTGGGTGCGTACCCAAAGCGGTGGCAGCTACATCGACGGAGAAACCGTCACGCTGGTCAACGGGTTCGTCGATACCACCACAGTTTTCAAAAGCATTACCGGAGTCCGTAAGGATGTCACCCAAGCTAATGTCCAACTGTACGAACTGACAGATGCCAGCGCACCGACGCTGGTTGACTTGGCCACCTATGAGCCGGACGAAACTTTGCCCAGCTATCGGCGTTCGCTGATTCCCAGTCTGGGCGGTGCAGCGGGTTGCGAGGACGGGACGGATAAGAAAGTAGCTGTCACCGTTATCGCCAAGCTGCGATTCATCAACGCCGTCAACGATACAGACGTGCTAATGGTGAGCGACCTCTACGCTATTAAGAATATGGCAAACGCCATCAAGCTAGAGGAGAACCGAGATTTTGGTGCAGCTTCAGAATACCGCAATCTGGCCTTTGATTCTCTTCAGAATCAACTAGCGAACTATATGGGTGATGGGGCTGTACCAGTTTTACAGATGACAAACCTTAACACTCACGGTGGCGGTGGAATAGAAAGCGTAATATAATGTCAATAGGAGCATTAGCAGCTGGACTCGGAGCGAGCCTCTTGAAAAAGGGAGCGAAGATTCCGAAGTACAAAAAAGTAGATCAAGACGCTGAACAGAAGGCGGCAATCGCTGGCAATCTAGCCAGCTTCGATAGCGCGAAGGAATTGGCGGACAAAACCTCGATGGCCGATCAAGAGCGGCTTGAGTCAATCATCAGCCGCACCCTTCCCGACTACCAAAACATCTTGAGGAGCGCGGGTGGAGCGATCAGCAATATGATCGCCGGTAATCTCCCTATGGCAGACCAAGGGATGACTATTCGCAGAGCTGCTGAAAGAGGTGGTGCGATGGGGCTGGGCGGCAGCCAAGCTGGTCGCAACCTTACCGCTCGCGATTTGGGGATAGGCCAAGTGCAGCTGATAAGCCAAGGCTTGAATGCCTTCAATAGTTTTTCATCTAACTTGCGGCAGAACTACACAGTCAACCCTATGTCTCAAACGTCAATGTATATGACTCCGCAGCAAAGGACTGACTTCGCAATGAGAGACAACCAGTTTTCCTACAACGCAGCTGTTGGCAGAGCGCAGTCAAACGCGGCTAACAATCCTTTTAACAGAGCGATGAACTTTGTGGGCGGAGCAGCTGGTTTGTATCTGGGTAATAACGGATTTGGTGGCGGTGGGCAGCAGCAGTCCGGTGGCTTCTTTCAAAGGATGCGATCTGGTATAGGAAGCCTTTTCGGCAACACCAGCAGCGCACCCACCTCACCAAACCAAAGCGGCGGATATTACAACGCACCTAGACCTTTAACATAATGGCTGAACCAGTAGACTATTTTATGCAAGGGGTTGGGCTGGGACAACGCTCCCGCTCAATACGGAATCAAGAGGATCAGTTCAGAACCAATCTGGCTGAACGGGCTAGGCAAGCTAATCGCGAGTTCGATCTTCAGCAAAAGCAAACCGAGTCGCAGATTGCTAGAAACAATCTGTATGTTCAAAAGCTGAAATACGACTTGGAAACATCGAGGACTGAGGACGATCGGAACACGCTTGAGCTAGAGTCTCTTAAAGAATTCCAAGCCGAACTAGAGGCAGCTAAAGAGAACCCAGCTGCCGCTTTGCCAATGCCTCCCTCTGGCCTTACCGGAGCCAATCTTCAGTCTGCGATCAATCTTCGCGAAGCTCACGATCAGTCGCGTAAAGAAAGATCGAGCTACATCCTCTTCAAACAGCAAGAAGACGACTACCTCGATCTAGTCACGAACTACGGACTGCCAGCTGATACGTCGAACTTCTCTCCCCAAGATCAAGCTGCGTTGGTTGATCGCGCAAAGGTTCTTCGGGCAAACCGAGAGGCAATGCAAATCGCCAACGATCTTGGCTTGTCAAAGAGTGTGCTTATGCAGACCGCAAAAGGCACAACGATGAATATGGTGGAAGCGTTTTACAACCCAGCTACGGGGCGACTGGAAAAAGAAGCCTTACAGAATGAGCTGCGCCCGTTGTCACCTTTCGTTGTTTCCAGCCAGCAACAATACTCTACCGGTACTACCGTTAGAAATCTCACACGCAAGCTGACTGATGATGAGAAAAAACAAAAGCGGCTTGAAGGTGCGCTTAAAGCATTAGGCTCAAACTTATATATTAAAACAACGAACGAATTCGGGGACGACGCGGGAGAAAAACTCAGCCCAGCCGCCGTCCAGATTATTAAGAGCATAGACCCGAACATAGACCTTGGCGGCGGAGGTGGTTTTGATGCCGATTTTGTCGAAGGGTTCAGAGCCTCCCAGCGATCCCGATAAAGCCTAGCTGGCAAACATAACAAATAAAAATGCCGTCTTCAGTTCTTGAATACACTAGGAAGAGATACCCAGAACTAGCAAATGAGTCCGATAAAGATTTAACCGTTTATATCGGGAACCGATACCCCGCCCTACTGGGTGAAGATCAGCAATTTGCTAGTGAGTTTGGTATTTACACAAACACGCCTACCCAGCTGCCAAACGAAATGTCTGGCGAGTCTGAGCATTCTTTCCTAGAGGACTTTGGCAAATCTTTTCTAGCTTCGTTTTACGACACCGGAGCAGCTGGCTGGAGTGTTTTAGAAAACGTAGCCAAGCCTTTTAGTGAAGAGTGGGAAACGACTTTCCGCGAGTATGCTGACCAAGCCCAGAAGATGGGCCAAGACCTTCGTGAGACGGGTCAGTTAATGTCGGGATTGAGCGACGCTGGATTTGACCGAGGAGTAGATCAAGACAGCTGGGGAACAGCGTTTGGCTCCGGTGCGGGAAGTCTGGTTCCTATCTTTGCGACGGGTGGCGCAGCCGGAGCTGTTGGGGTAAGTGCGAGGGTAGCTGGAGCAGCTGTCTACGGAACGATAGGCTTACAAGAATTTGGCTCCTCATATCAGACCGCTCGCCAAGCATACACCGAGCAAGGACTTGAGAACGGTTTGTCGGAGGAGGAAGCGATCGACCAAGCTGGCCAAAAAGCGGTGCTGCCAGCTGTCTCAAGAGCCGCAGCAGTAATGTTGGTCACTAAAGCTGGAGGCAAAGTCGCTGACAAGATTGGTGGAACAAACCTTGAAAAACTTGCCTCTACTGTTGGTAGTAAAAACTCCAAAGAAGCACTCGACATTCTTCACCGAGGCTCTGGAATTTCGCGGTGGAGATCAGTAGGAACGGGTGCTGTCGTTGAGGGAGGCGAAGAAGCCGCCACCACTTACGTTGGTGATTACTTTATAGCTAGGGCTTCCTATGACCCAGATGCAACGTGGCAAGAAGTTTCCAATGACGCTTACAAAGCTTTTGTAGTTGGAATGGGACTCGGAGCTGCGGCTGGTACTGTTCAAACCAGCGGCCAACGCAAATCCCCAGAGGATGCTGCCAAGCGCGACACAATGCGTAAGGTGGCTCCGGCTACCGCAGCGAGGCTAGACGAGCGTGACAGCGCAGCTGCTCGCGTACTGCCAGACGAAGCTGAAGCCGCCCCAGTTGCAGTCGAGGCTGAAGCAGCTCCAGCTGAACCAGTCACCGCCAGAGACAAGCTGGTCAAAGAGATTGAAGCCAAAGGCAATATGCCAGCTTGGTGGAGTCGCTATGAAGGAACCGCCGAACCGGAAGGCACACTCGGCCCGTCTGGCCTACGCTTTGCAGATCAAGAAACTGTTGATCGTTTTATCGAAGACCAAGAAGCGTTTGCCGAGTTGTCCAAGATGTCTGTTGAAGAAGATGCTGATGGAAACTTCATAGTCAGTCGGGAAGGCGAGCAGGTAGATATTTTTGAAAGCCAAGCTGAAGCTGAAGCTTTCTCTCGTAAGAGTGCGATCCAAAGGACTCCGAAGAAGATTCGCCAAAGGATTGCTAGGTTCAAAGGCATAACCAAAAACCTCCGAGAACTTGAGCAGCTTGAGGCGCAAAAGAAAGCCCAGCTGGACGAGATGCAAAAGCCAGCTGAACAGCGGGACGTTCTGCCGGAGGAGATCACAGAAGAAGACAAACAGTTTGTCGCTGAACGGCTTGGTATCTCCCCAGAAGACTTGCAGTTCTCTGGCTTACGGATAACACCAGAAATGGTGAGTCAACTTCGTTTCGCCCCAGAAGAAGGCGTATCAGAATTTCTGCGTCAAGCTGAAGCACAACGGGTCGCTCAAGAAGAAGCTGCATTCTTTGAGGCGCGGCAACGGGAGGAAGAATCATCCTCAATAATCGAGGAAGCTATTGACCGAAAGATAGCAGAGATTGACGAGCAGAGCAGAAAGGCGAGAGAAGAGGCTGAAACTCAACGAGAGATAGAAGCGCAAACTCCTCGCGTAGAAGCTGACCAAACCGAGCAAGCACGCGCAATGCGCGAAGGCTTAACGCCGGACACAAACCAGCTGTCAGAGTTTGCCGAGGAACAGTTGGAAGGCGGAGAGCTGACGCCTTCAGCACGCACTATCCTAAACCGCCTACTCGATCGCAAAGCCAACCTCATCGTTGACAGCGTTGAGGCCGGTGAGAGCCAGCAGCAAAACATTCTCGAAAGCCTTACCGAGATCGACCGACAGATTGCCGGTCTGCTTTCTGACCAAGTTCGACCAGCTGACACTGTAACGCCGGAACAGCTGAACCAGTTGCAGCAATCGGTTGGTGCAATCGAACCAGCTGCCCCAGAACCGTTAAGCACTCTCAAAGTTGGCGAAGAGGAGATTAGAATTACAAACAACTTTGGAGCGATTGACGGCGTAATAGCTCCAGCTGCCGCTCCAAAAGTTACGGCTGAAGAGATGACGCCGATGATGCTTCGCCAAGTTGAAGAGGCATTGGTGAAGTTGAAAAAACGCTTTGGCTCTTTGTTGAGCTTGAGCGAAATAAAGCTGACGAAACTTAACGGAGGGGCCGGTGTTGCCAGCTTGGCTAGGTTGGGTATAACGGATTCAATTCTGTTAGACCCTCAAAGGCTTCAGAAGGCTCTTTCAAATAAGAAGTTCTCTCTGGAAAAAGCTCTGGAAGAGGAGCTGATTCACAACCTAGACGGTCAAGCGTTACGCGCCGAGTACGCACGCCAGATTGCAAACGGACAGTTAAGCCCTACCGTTTCGCTACCACAATTTATTCGCAACCGTTACACCGAAGTAGCCAACGGAATGACGAACCAAGAACGAGCTGCCGCTAGACAGATATACGGCAACGAGTTCATTGATGACATTCATATGGCTCAAGAGTTTGTGCGACAGCTGATTCAGCAACGTCACACAAAATCTGTAACAGAAGATTCATACCGCAGCGGCCCGATCCGCAGATTGCTCGCACTATTCAGCCGAGCCTTCCAGCGAATGAATCTCTCAGCCCCGCTGAAGAGTCACGTTGCTCAAGTCGAAAGCTTCCTAGAGCGCACCTACAAAGCCGAGATTGCTGACGCTGACACAGCCGCAGCCAAGCAGCGGTTAAAGGATGAGCGTGCAGCTAGGCAAGCCGAAAAAAAACAACGCAAGCAAGCCAAGCGTGACGCTGCTGATAAACTGGAAAACGATCACGCTGAAGCTTACGAAAAGATTCAAAAAGCTGTCGCTCGGAACGGAATGTTCGACTCGACAAGTAACGATTACCAGCTAGCTGTCGATAAAGCATACGACGCTTGGAGGCAGCGATATGAAAAAGGTGAGAAAGTCCAGTTTAGTCTGCTTGCCCTTAACGCGGTAAGGCGGGTGCTTTCGGAGAACAACGCGCAAAAGCGAGGAAGCGGCCAAGTTGATTCTCTGGATAAGCTATAC